GTGGATATAGCAGCGGTCGATGATGCAATCGTGCGGGTAAAGATTCGCCGCGCCCGTGCTGGAATCCAACTGCACCAACGAGTAGAGTCCTTGGGAGGTGGGAGCGACAGAAATCTCCACGCCCATGATGCGGAAATGGTGCGCCCCGTCTGCCGTTCCGATGGCCCCGCCCAGATTATTCGACTGGATGTTGGCCATGTACGGCTGATACGACGGACCGGAACGCGACCCCTCTGCGGGCAAACTGCGAGGGTCCGAACTGCGAATCGTCACATACCCGGTCCCGGTGCTCTTGACCGGCATGGTGAAGTTTCCGGTGTAGATGACGCCGGAAGTCAGAACGATCTCATCCCCTAATTGCGCGGAGATGAGAGCGTTGGAAAATGACGCAGCGTCCGGGCACACGATACTGGCCCCGGTCGGGGCAATGTAGTGCGTGTCCAGGTATACCTGGGGCGGGATGGGATAGTTTGGCATTTAATGCGCCCCTTGCGTGATCTCTAAATAAGCCGCGATCAGCACCCAATTCGCCGGGTCGCTGGTGGAAACTTCGAACACGCGCCGGCGGCCACTGCCGAGCCGGTTGAAAATGACGCGGTGCTCGGTGTCGCCGATCTTTCCCGCGCTGACCATCATTTCAGAGGACCAGGTGCGCGCGCTGTCGTTCGAATAGCGCAACATCAGTTGAGGATCGACACCCACGGGTGGCGCGCCGTCAAGGCCAATGCCGGGTTGAAGGTCGATCTGCAGCCGGTGGAACAGCACCCGCTTGTTTTCGTCGGCCAAGACCGGCGCCACGCGAATTCTTCGAATCGGCACGCCCGCGTCGTCGTAAATCCCGTCAGCTTCCTTGTAAATAATGCCGTCCAGGCCGAGAACATAGTGAACGCCGTTCGAATAGCAGTGGTAGCGCTGATTCTGCGCGTGCTGCACGCCGCGCGGCAGGTCGAACGTGGCCCGCTCATGCCACATCCCGGTTGACACGTCATAGACCCACGTCGCATCGCCCGAAGGGAACGTGATGCGGTACTCGGTGTGTCCGTTCCGCTGCACCACCATGGCGATTGCGTCCGCCGTAGTCGAGTATTGGCTCCAGGCCGCCTCAATCGCATGATTCGAAATCCTGGCCGGGATGAAGCCGTGGGCTTTCCAGAGCACGTTCGCCCCGTTTTCGTCCTGCCCCAGCCATGCCACCGAATTATCGATGCGCGCGATGGACGCCGGAGCCACACAGCCCTGCTCCATGAAGGCGCCTGAAACCGGCGTGAACGGGAAATCAGCGGCCCCGTTGTTGTACCAGACCGAAGCGCGACGGTTTCCGAACAGGTACAGGTACTCATGATCCGTGATGAGGCCCACCAGATCATCGGCGGAGCCGCCATTGATTGCCACGTCGAGCGGATTCCAGCTTGTCCCGTCGTTGATACCGCTGATCTGAAACTGCCGTGACCTGGGCGTCAAGGCGATGAAGAAATCATCGAGATAGGCCACCATCGAAGCGCCGAAAAAGAACCCGCCGGCCACGGAAATATCAATTGCTCCGGTATTCAGACCTTGCACCAGGTAGCCGTTTCCACCCGAGGAAATCAGCGCTTGCGCGTTATTCGAAGCGAAATAGCAGGGCTTGCCGTCGTTGCTCAAGAACGTATAGAGCGTCCGAAACGTGCCGTCCGCAAAGAACTCGAGCAGGCTCGAGCCGATCACCGCGAACGTGCGCCCGTTGATTGCATAGAGCCCGCGCCCCACGCCTGCCGGAGTACCCGTTACGGCCTGAGCCGTTCCAGGCGTCGGGAAATACGCGACGCGCGACTTGCCGACACCGGTAGGAACCACTTCTGGATACCAGTTCACAACGCGATCCGCCGAAACGTTCAGCGACGTGGACCGATAGGCCGGTCCGATGAAGCCCTCGTAATCCAATTACCGTCCCCCCAGCGCGTCCATGAGTTGCTTCACCGAGATTGTCGCGGTCCGCCCATCGCCGTGGACTCGCAGCCGCTTCGTGGTGGTCGAGAGCCGAATCCCAAGCGTGTCCGGAGGTAGCGGCGCATCCGGTACGTCGCGGTCCATCGAATCGCCCAGCATGGTGGCCATCAGAATTTGCAGTCCTTCGCGGCGCGTGGTCATAGCCGGTGCCCCGAATCGGTAACGCAATATTCGACGCCGGCCAGTTCCAAACGCAGCCGCGCGGCGCACGCCTCTGCCTCCTCGCGCGTCAGGAATCCATACGCCGGAGCTTTGGTCGAGCGCGTCCATCCTTGTCCATCGCCATGCAGGCGCACGTCAACGTAATAGGTCACGGCAGCGGCTCCGATGGGTGCCCGAAGTCCCGCTGCATCTTCTGGTATGTGGCGATCCAGTCCGTCGCGATGGCGTGCTGCGCTTCCGCTAGCGTCATATCCCCGGTGCATACCTTTCCATGTAGCTGGTTTTCGAGACGGTCTTTCAGGTGCGCGTTCCACGTGCCGACCCAAGCTTGTGGCCATAGGTTCAGCGGGCTTCTCGGATCGCCGCCCAGTTCTAGCGCTATCAGGTGATCCAGTTCGTAATCGGCGGCCTTCCCCGGCAGCTTGCGCGCCTTGATCTGGCTGCGCTTCAGCTTGTCGGTATAGGATGCCGGCGGCCTCACGGTCTTCGTCCAGCCTGGAACGCAGATCGTTTCCATGATGTTGGCCTGCGTCACGGCGGGATTGGCGAGGCCCGGCGTTAGCGAAGCTGTCGGAAGATCAGCGGCCAGGAGCAGCAGCATGGCGAGGATCATGGGTTGAAGCTCCTCGATATCCGGTTCCATCCGCCGCGCCCGCTATCGCGTACCAGTGCCGGGTCACTCGCCATCTTCGGTGACGGCGTATTGAGCGACTGCACCCGCAGTTCCGCGCGCTTTGCCATCGCCACGGTGACCCCCGAGGGTTGCACGCCGAACGACGGAGCAAGCCGGATCGCCAGCTCATACACCCAATAGTCTTGGTAGCCCGGAGGAATCACCACGGCGTCAGTCGTCGCGACGAACTGCGCCACCTGCTGCCAGGTGTATAGCTCGACCGTATAGCCCTGGTCGGGAATCGGGTAGAAGTACAGCGTGGCCAGCGGAAAATTGCCGTCATTGTAGATGCCCTGCGGGATCGTCACAACCTGCTGCACCGCGATAGACGCCCATTCGTCTTCCGAGTAAATCGCCAGCGGAAGCCGGGACGATGGCGAAGAAGACAGCACCAGGTTCGCCCGTTCGATGCGTATCGGGCGAGTGGCGGCGAGCGTGCCGCCCGGTCCCATCGTGTACGTCTGGAGCGACGGCGTGAGCGTCACTGTCGCGAAATTCAAGGTGTAAATGTTGGCCCGGACCGTGTTCTCGGCATCGACCATGCGGTTGAGGACCGTCAGGACTTTTGCTGCATCGGCGGCGCTGACGGTATCGCCAATGCCGTAGATGCCGAGTTCCTGCAGCGCGTCGGTGCCGAGATCGAGAACGGTCATTTATGCGGGCTACTTGTCGGATTTCTTGGATTTCGAAACGGCGGGCACTTCTTCCGGCTCGCTGAACGCAGCCGGGGTATCCGCCCACTCTTTGCCGAGCGCGACGTCTTCGTCGGGGTCATTCACGAGCACCGGCGCCAGCGTGCGGTGATAGCGCCAGCTTGGGAACTTCTCGATCATGTTCGGGTCTTTCTTTGCGGCCATGCGGGTGTCCTTTCAGGTGAAGGCGGGGCGAGCCCGGTTAGGCCCGCCCCTGAGTGGTTAGTACGACGGGTAGAATTTCGCCGTGTTGGTGTCGAACGTCCAGCAGAGCGGCTTGCTTACAACGCCGGTTGATGCGATTGCGATGTTGTTAGCGTTGGTGGTGGTGAATGCTCCGTCCGGGATGGCGCAGATGTTCCCGGAAACGAAGCCGATCGGCACAGTGAAGCCGGTGATGGCGGCCGTGCCGGTGAGGTGGAACAGCGGGCCGCTCGGGGTGATGAGTCCATTCGCCGAGGCAACCGCCGTATTGGGTATGTCGGCAGTCGGATTCTGGAAGCCAGGAATCCAGGAGCTGGTGACCGTCGAGCAGAGCCACTGATAACCAGTGGCAATGTTGACGTAGGGCGTGACGTAGGTGCTGGCCGTGGTGCATCCGCCCTTCGGATCAACCGAGTAAAACCAGTTGGGATTGCCGATCAGGACGATATCGCCCGAGTTGTGGGCAACCTGCGCGGTGCTGTTGCGTCCTCGAAAGACCTTGATGACAGTGCCGCTGAGCGATTGCACGATCATGGCCTCACCCTGGGTGGCGCCAGGCGTATAGACGTAGAGCAGCGAGCCGACAGCGGCGGTGTTGGCGTTCGGAACAGTGACGCCGGTAGCCGATGTCAGCGTGATCTTTGAATCACCCTGGAGCACGGCGGCGGACAGCGTGGTCTGTGTGAGCGTGTTGGTCTGAGCGAACGCCATAACCGAAGCGAACGCGGCGAGTACTGCGATTTTGAGTGTTTTCATGGGTTTTTGTCCTTTGTGTGGGATTCCCGCGCGGGTTAGGCGGCGATCCGGCAGGCCAGCTCGGGATAGAGCTTGCCGAACCCATACATCGTGTCGAAGCGGTTGATGTGCTTGCGGCTCACCGGGTCAAAGTCGCGGATGAAGGACAGGTTCGTGCCCGTAAGCGGGTCCGTTTCCTGCGCCACCATTTCGACGCCATTCGCTTCGGGGTTTTCGAGCGGCACGCTGACGAACGCGAAAGCGTCCTTGTGCATCAAAAGGCCTTGCGGGGTAGCAGTGCTGGCCGCGCCCAGTACGGTGATGGCGGCACCGTCTGCTGGCAACGCACTCACGTTCTGGTACTGGCCGGAGGCGGTCAGCGCCGGGGAGATGTTTACATTGCCGTTGCCGGAGCCGTCCGAGGAAAACGCGGCGGTGACGACGAACTGCTGCAGGTCACCGGTGCTCTGCCGGGTCTGCGGATGCACCGAGTAGATGCCCGCGATGGTGAAGATGTCACCAGCGGCCAAGCGCGCGGCTGCGGCTGCGGTCCAGCCCTTCGTCAGCAGGTTCATGGTGGCGTTGTTGCCGCCATCAGCCGTCTGATTCGAGCCGGAGACTAGCGGAGTGCCGCCCAGCGCGCCCGTGGTGTGAGTGTAAATCGTCTGGTCGGTGAAGAACTCATAACCGAGCGTGCTGTCGACGATCTTGCCCTTTTCAATCATGCTAGAAATCTGGCCGGCAGGATTGTAAACGGTCTTGTTCCCGATCACGTACTGGCTGGACATCTTGCGGTTGATGATGCAGGCCAGGCGCTCATTTTCCGGAAGCCCCTGCTGAACGATCTTGTCGCCAGCGCTCAGGTAGGTGTCGATGGTGGTGGGCGTAGTGCCGGGAGTGCCGACTGCGTTGAAGGTGTTCAGCGCGCAATATTTCGCGGCGCGGCGGTTGATCTCGTGCGAGATCGCGACGGCGGCCGGTTTTGCGTACTTCTCCTGAATGTAGTCCAGGCTCAAGGTGCGCTCGATCGAGTCGAACTCGAAATGGACGCCGGTGAACTGATCGACGGTGATCGGTACCTGCGTGTTGACCAGCGGCTGCGGCTGATAGGTGATGCCGTCAGTGGTCTGGAAACGTTGCGGCTTGCGAACGTTGAACGTGTCGCCAATCTTGCGGGTCTTCTGCCCATACTCCTTGCTGTACTCGGTGCTCATGTTGCGGCACACGTTGAGGTAGCCCCCCAAGTTCATCAAAGTGAGCTTGGTGAGCAGTTGCGGCGTTAGTAATACGTTTGCCATTATTGGCTCCTCTGCCTCACGGCAGTAGTTGGGTCCGGTCTATCTCACGACAGTCCGGAAAAGATGAAAGACTAGGCGATTCCGAGAGCCTTGCGGGCGGCGCGATAGAAATCGTTGCCCTTCAGGTTCGGATCGTTCAGGTCCACCTCGCGCGGCGTCGAGCCCCCGCCCAGTTGAGCGGGAGGTTTCGGCAGCGGTACGGCGGCCGTCGTCTTGACTGCAGGAGTGGAGAGCCGCGCCTCGAGCTTGCCCAGTTCGGCAACCGCGACCAGCGGGTGAAGTGACGCAAGGCGTTCGAGCACGGCCGGGTCTTTCCCGAGCTCGTACTGCAACAGCGCCCCGCTTTCGGATCGCTGTCATGACCCTCTCAGCGGGATATGAGGTGATCGGGAGAGCCCGATGAGAGTGTTCTCATCGGCGCGCATCAGCTCGGTCCGGCGCTCAGCCTTCGGCTAACCGCCGGTCGGCGGTTAGGCATGTGCCCATCCGTGCAAACTGGTGTTCGACAACCCTTTGGGGTGCTGGGCGGGATCGGTGTCAGTCCCGTACATGCCGCATACAGCGCCGTTGCGTCGCCGTTGGGGATCCTCCAGCGCGAAGCGATCGCTTGCGACGTGAGCCAATCAGCGTGAATTCCAGTCCTGGGCCGTCGCCTGGAGCCGTCCGGCGAAGTCGAGCACCCTTGGCTGGCTCACCCCGGCCAGATAACGGTGCCTGCGAATGACCGCACAACGTCGTTGCCGGACATCGAGGGCCGTCCCATGGCTGAGGCCGAAGCCCTTGGTTGTGCTTGGCTTAGGTGACCTGCAGCTCGGCGTGCATGCCCGAGGCGTAGTGCCACGGCTGGTTGCAGATCAGCTCATAGCGACCTGCAGGCAGGTGCAACGTCACCCATC